TCCGTGTCGCGCGCCCAATCGAAGCAATTAAAAATCATCCTGCCATCATTGTTGAATTTTGGCAACTTGTCTTTATACAACACAAGTCCATATTCGCAGTTGCCGACAATCTTCATGTTTGCTTTCAGCACCTGCGCGCTGAAATTCTTGCGGAACACCAACGGGATATAATGCATAAACCCGTAACGCTTCCCCAGTTCGATGTAATATTGCAGTTGCTCAAACGCACAAAACAATATCATGCAGGGTGCTTTTGATTTCTTGCGCCCCGATGCCCCGATAGTCTCTGCCTCTGCTTCATCATCCGTGATACCCGTCTTTGGCTCTTTTACAAGCATCTGCGAACAAAAGTGCATAAATTCGGCAGGGCGAAAGTTCTTGTCGGTATCAAAAAACTCTTTACCTGCAAGTTCGCTCTCCCCATTCTTGTTGTCCCCGTCTTTATACCATGCAGGATTGCTCGCATATGCATTGTTGCCGAGATTATAAGGTGGGTCAGCGATTATAAGTTGTGCGTGCGGTATGCCGTACACCTTGAAATTTTGAAAATGGTCGTTAAACAATTCTACTCGTTCCATAGTTGTATAATTTCTCAAACCCCAATATTATCATATTGCTTATATTATTAGAATAATGTGAGTTGTCGTTGCTCCCAGTCGATACGCTTGCAAGCCTTGTCGAAGTATTCCTTGTTCAGTTCGAAGCCGATGAAGTGGCGATGTTCCTTGATGCAAGCGATGGCGGTGGTGCCGCTGCCCATGAAGGGGTCGAGGATTGTGTCATCCGTGAATGAATATAGGCGCATTATCCTTTGCGGAAGAATAAGCGGATATGGCGCAGGATGTTCGAGTGCCTTTGCGCTTGCCGTTTGCATCTGCCATATTGATTTTGTATTCTCCGTGAACTCGTCAGCCTCTAACGTTGCCTCGCCTTTCCCGTCGTGCTTGTAGTCGCCTTTGCTGTATATCATGATGTACTCATGAATATCTCGCAGACTTGGGTTCGATGGAGAACGCCAACTTCCCCATGCGCAACTTGTTCCGACACTTGCACCTTTGTCCCAGATGATTTCACCTCGGCAAAGAAAGCCTAACTCTATCGCCATTATGTTGATGTATGACGATAACGGTATATAAGGCTTGCGTCCAGTGTTCGCTACGTTGATAGCAACACGCCCGCCATTCTTTGTTATTCGGTATAACTCGGTCATTACATCCTTAATGAAAGCGAGATATTCATGCAGCGGCTTATTGTCGTTGTAACTTTCGCCATAGTCAATGCCTGCGTTGTATGGTGGCGATGTCACCGTGAGGTCAATCGTTCCGTCGGGGATCTGCTTCATACCAACGAGACAGTCCATGTTATAAATCGTGTCAATTTCCATATTGCTACTTTTTTTTAGTGTTTTATTAGTGGGAGGGAGGGAATCGAACCCTCAACTTGTTTTAAAGAGTTCCCTCAACGCACTTAACGAAATTCTCATAACGCATAATCCAGTCAAAGTCCGCAGGTCGTGTCCTCGCCTTTGTGCGCCCGTTCAAATAGTCGCTTCTTACCGCATTAATTATGCCCTGCGCAATATTCTTATTACCAAGCGGAACGAGTGCCAAGATTAATTTCTTTCTTGCATCGCTCAACACCTTTATGGGGCGCAACTTGCTATCTACACGTTTAATCATGTCGTTATAGTAATTCATTACGTTTTGGCAGTACTCATCTATTTTTTGTTTGTTTTGTTCGTTTTGTTTTTCCGTTTCTAAAAAAAACAAATTAAAAAAAGATTTATCTTTTTTATCATTATCATTATCATTATCATTATCATTATCATTATCATTATGTAATACAAAATCTACATTTGTATTCATTTGAATACTTTTGTTTTCTTTTGTATTAACATCTTTCTGCCACCGCTTTTGTATGGCTGCCCTGCGTTTCTCGCATATTGCTTCATACTTTTGCGTGTCCATGTCTATTTGCATACGGAAAAAGGCGAAAGCAACACGCACCTCTCTATCTTTGATATCTGGTGTTTTCGCTTCAATAACGTAACGGAAAAGCGCATCTAACAATTCGCCTTTTTGCTCGTTGGTAAAATTTTTAATGGCTTCGTACTGGCTGCCATATAAAACAAAACTATCTTTTTCCATAACTGCAAACGTTGTAATGAGCAGGGGAGTAATTACCCCTGCCCGAATGATAATGTAACTATTTCAGCAGAAATCTTCGCGTTCCTGCCACCTCGCGCATATACTCATCATGCAATGTCGGGTTGGCTGCTGCAAACGCCTTTTCATCGAACTTGCGTGTGTCCTTTGATGCTTTCCACGTTGCGAGTGTCTTGCCGTCTTCCGTTACAAGTGCTTCGGCATCCCCGATAGTCATTTTCAGTTCTGCTTCCAGTTCCTTTGCCTCTTTCGCTTGCTCGGCTGCATCCTCTTTCAGTTGGCGCAAACGTGCAACCAGTTCCAATACATCAGCCGTTGCCGTTACTTGCTTGCCCTCCGTGTGTCGTGGGTTTTTCAACATAACATCCTCCACGTTGATGCTCAACGGCTCTGCACCGCCTATTATGTTATCGCGCCAAAAACGCTCAACCTCCTCAACGATAAACGCGTAAAACTCTGCATCGAAACGCAATGGCTTGTAGTTGAATTGTCTGCCCTGCACCAACCATGCAAGCGCGCCCTCGTTCAGTTCTGCGACACCTAACTGATATTGCAACTGGCAGAACCAATGCTGCGGAATGTCATCTTCATCAATCTTCATCATCGTGGTCTTGCACTCAAGTATGCCTTTGTTTTTATCATTCTTCGGCATTCCCTGCAACCAGTATGTGCGGTCGGGAGAAACGCGCAAGTAATCGCGCTCGTTGTTAACTATAATCCAGTCAACCGCGCTGCGCTTTATAATCTCATTGCCAGTTGCCATCGCCCAACGTGTTGCGACTGCATCCTCTAAAAGATGTCCCATCAGCATCGCTTCATTCTCCTCCACGGGTGCATCCATACCGCGCTTTCTGCGCCAAAGTTGATACGGGGTTTCAAATGGGTTAAGTCCAAGAATTGTGCCTACCTCGCTGGAGCCGATGCCCTGCTTTCTACCCTCCAACCACGCTGCGCGGTCTTTCGGTCTGATAATCGTTGTACTCATAATCGTTGTTGTTTTTATTGTTCGTTATTCAGTTCCAAATCGTTGCCAGTCGCGTTGTTCTGCTTCTGCCTTGCTATTGCTTGTTGCGCACGTTCTTTAGCGCCCTGCGCCTTTGATTTTGCTTTCTCGGCAATGCGCTTTTCCTCTTGTGGCTGCACGAATGTCTCTTGCACGCTTGTCGTTCCCTCCTTGATAGCGTTCCACGTTGCGCGCAACTCAAAGATTTGTTCCTTGCCGATTTCCTCCACGCTCTTGATGTCAAGATACTGGCATAACATTTCAGTCGTTACACCCACCTTTGCGAAGTTAGCGATGCAGTTTTGCCGACTGGTTTCAAGGTCTATTGCCTTGCCGAGTGCGACTTGCTTGATGTTGTTTATTGCTTTTTTTGTAATCGCTTTCGGCACAACTTTCAACACCGCGTTACGGAAAGCAATGGCGCACGCTGCGTTGCCAGTAACAACTTGCATATCCTCACTATATGTCTTGCCGTTCTTGTCGGTTATTCTGCGCTTTACCTCTACCGATACGGCAAAGTTTGTTTCAAGGTCGTGACACACCGCTTGCGCAGTTATTGTCTTGCCATCGTTGCCGATGATACGCGCTTGCACTCGCAGGTTTCCCCATGCCCCTGCGATAATTTCTGCCATGCGCACGGACAATCCCTCAATGGTTGTTTGCCCTGCTGCACCGCCCCTGCGAAGAACATAGAAACAATCCTCTGCCGTCTCGCGGTCAAGTGACGCTAAATCCTCAATACGTTTAATTGCTGCTTGCACATCTCTCGGATATGCCTTTGCGGTGGAAATCTGCATATCCACCTCGCTGCGGTTGATTGCTTGAAGCATCTCCGCTTGGTTAACTTGTACTATTTCCATAAGTTAAAAATTGAATAAATGAATAAATAAATAAAACTAAATTGTTGCGTTCCAAAGTTTAATAATTTGCGCCCCTGCAATTACCTTGCGACCAGTTGCCTTGCGTATCTTGTAACCAATCACACCGCGCTCAAAATAGCGGTTTAAGGTGTTGCGGTGTATGCCGAGAATGGCACACGCTTCGGTCACGCTATAACGCGCGGTAGGGTCGATGTTCGGGCGCACGTTTACCATTGTTTGTCTCTTTTAATTTCCTCCACTTGTGCGTTGACTGCGTAAAGCGCAATTACCATCATACCCAGTTGGCAGAATGCCCACCACCAGTTGCACATAATGAAACTCACGATGCTTCCAACGAGCAGAAGCACACTTGCCAAACTCAATGCGATTAATGTTGCTCTTTCCATTGTTCGTTTTTTTAGATGATTAATAATTAGTATGCGTTACATGAAACGAGTATTCTGCGGATACCCATTATTGTCATGTTGTAGTCTCGCGCAATAGCCGTAATAATGCGGTTGCGTGATGCGGTCTTGTTCGCCCTGCGTAACTCGGTGTACGTTTGGCAGATGTTTGCGTGCATCTGCTGGCGCGCCCTTTCTTTCTCGGTCATTAAATTTTTGTTCATTTCTTTTGCGTTTTAATTGTTTTTATTTATATTTGTACACGAATTTATATTAAAATATCGGTTTTCGTTTGCAAAGATAAATAAAATATTTATTAATTGTACACTATCCGTGTAAGATTTAAATATTTTTAATAATTATTTATATAAAAACATTTATAAACTATGACGGGAAAAGAGTTAAAGAGCAGACTTGCAAAAACTGGATATAGTTTTGCAGACATTGCGAAAATGATAGGCACTACACCGCAGACTTTAAACCAGATGTTTCAAAGTGCGGATGTAAAGACGGGATATTTGGAAAAGATTGCATCAGCACTTAATCTGCCAGTAAGCGCGCTAATAGAAGCGAATGGCGATGTAGTTGCAGCGATAGACCACTCAACGGCAATAAAGGGCAACACCAACGATGAAAAGTTCCTCGCCCTGCTTGCAAAGAAAGATGAGCAAATGGATAGACTTATAACTATAATCGAAAATATGCAACGATGAAAGAAGCAATTATCAATTTACTGGCATGGGAAAAGTACATACCAGTTATGACGGAGAAAGAGCAACGCGACATCATGCAGGGTGTTGCACCCAACGCAGCGCAACTCGCAGAATGGTCGCAACGGCTCATAACATCAACCGCGAAACGTGATGCAGCACTCGCACGCGCATACGCTAAATTATAATATAACTTATATATGGAAAACTGGATATTAGAGACAAACGCAGCCGTTGTCGCTCGTTTCTTCGCAGTTATTGACACGCTGAAAAGTGAGCGCGTTCTTGCAGGGTTGCAGACATACTGCACACGATACGGCATTGATAGACGTAACTTGATGCAGATACGCAAACAACCGACACGCGCTTTGTTCCGTATTGCATACCTCATCCCTCTTGTGCGCGACTACCACATCAACGCGCATTATCTCTTGACTGGCGAGGGGGAAATGTGGCAACAAGGTTTCAATGCAGAAATCATCAAAAAACTGCAAATAATCCGCAAGCGCACGGACACCAAGAAATAACTCATTGAAAATCAACGGATTGCAACACGCACGCAGACAACTGGAAAGCGTGTAAACGTCAAAAGCGTTTCGGGGGTTCAAATCCCCCTCTCTCCGCTGAAAATCAATGCGTTATAATCTATAATTAAAGGTTTTGGGGAGGTGTTTTGCACCTCCTTGATGACCTTTTTTGCGGATTTTCGCTGAATAATACTCGCAAATTACTCGCAAGCGTATGGCAACGGCTAAATTATATCTTGATACACGCGCACGAAAACGTGATGGCACATACCCGTTAAAGGTTACAATCAGTCATCACGGGCAATCGGCATACATCTCGCTCGGTGTCTCCCTGCGCGTTGAGCAATGGGATAAGCAACGGCAACGCATCATCGGTGCTGACAAGCAATTTTGGCAAGATTATGCCGATAGCAGATTGCTGGCGATACGCAAAGCGATAACGCAAGCAAAGGAGACGGGCGCGTTTGCAGGGTTGACAATTGGCGAGGTGCGCGACTGGTTGGAACAACACACCGACCCCGAAAAGATGCAGCAGGCAGAACGCAAAAACTTTGCCGTATGGTACGCACATATCTTGGAACAACACACACGACCGCGCACGCATGACATTTACTTGCAAACGTGGAAAAGAATATGCGAATACGAAACCAGTTGCAAGCGTGATGCCCTGCTTCTTGATTTTGCCGACATATCGCGCGACTGGTTGGATAGTTTCTTTCTTTGGTTGGCACATCATTCCCCGTCAGTCAACGCACGCAACATCCATTTGCGAAATATCCGAGCGGTATTCAATTCCGCTATTGATGAAGAACTGACAACACACTATCCGTTCCGCAAATACAAGATACGACCGCAAGCGACTGCACACCGCACTTTGACACCTTTGCAGTTGCGCACCCTCGCCACGATGCCCGTTGAGCCGTTTCAACGTAAATACCGCGATGCTTTCTTGCTCTCGTTCTTACTGGTCGGCATCAATATCGGGGATTTATGCACGCTTGCGCCCGATGCCCTGCAAAATGGTCGCATCGTGTACCACCGCGCAAAAACTGGCAAATTATATTCAGTCAAGGTTGAAGCGGAAGCAATGCAGATAATAAACCAGTATCGGGGCAAGACACATCTTTTATCGTTCGCAGAGAATTGCCACCGCCACCCGTACCGAGCATTCGCAGCACGATGCAATAACAACCTCGCAAAGATGTTCCCATCACTGACAACGTACTGGGCGCGCCATTCATGGGCAACCATCGCAGCCAGTCTTGACGTTCCCGATGACACAATCAGTCTTGCACTCGGTCACTCTGCGCGCAACGCAACAACGGCAATTTACATTGAGAGAGACTTGCGCAAGGTGGATGCAGCCAACCGAAGAATAATTGACTATGTGTTCAACGGCAAGAAATAGCGTTATTTTGCCCAAAAACAGCGCGTAACGGGTTTTTGTTGCTTGTGTGGGTAAATTATAAGGTGTGTAAAAGAAACGCGCTTAAAACGTTTTAAAATGCGTTTCTTGCTAATTTGGCAAAAACTGGCAAGAATTGGCAAGAATAAAAACACCCCGAAGCGTTGCCAGTTCTTCGGGGTATCGGTATAAAAAGCGCACCCCCGACTGGCAGGGATGCGCAACGAACAACGATGCAGATAACTGCATCAAACAACGGGTGCAAAGGTACGAAATACTTTTTATATTTCCAAATTATTTTTCAGCCAACTGGTCGCAGATAGCCACGCGATGCCCTGCACGCACCATCTTCGGCAGGTAGGTGTCAAGAGCATAATGCGGAAACATCGCTTGCGGTGTGCCGTCAAAACGCCTTGTGAGAGTGATGCCCAGCAGGTTTGAAGCGGTCTCGGCATCATCATAATAAAGTTCGTAGAAATCCCCTGCGCGGAACAAAAATAACGCGTTCTGCCCGTGCTTCTCCTTTAACTGGTTTAATTTTTCCTTTTCCATGATGTTGATTGCTTATTAATAGATATATGCTATTATTTCTTCCATTCCGTTGATTTGCAAGTGACTTATCGCGTTGAACGCTTCGGTAATGGCTGCCAGTTCCTTGACATAATGAAACGAATGTCCGTCATTATGCAGGGCGGGGGATATCTTAACATGATAATCGCCATCAAGTTCGATAACCTCCGCATTCGTGTCCGTTTGATTAAATGTCCCCGTGTGTTTGTCGTTCCACACATCGCAAATTGTCTTTGCCAGTTTCTTGTCTTTCATATTCTTTTCTTGTTATTTAGTTAAAAAATCGTTTGTATTGCGTTTTCTTTATCGGGATGGGCAATTACACACCCACCCCGAAGAAAACCCGTTAGGCGCGCTTTAAATGCGCTAAAATCATATCTTGTGCCTTTTGCACGTCTGCAAGCACCGAAATAATAAAGCGTGGCTCTTCTTTCAGCACCTTTGCCCACGATGCAAGATAACACGCATTGTTGTCGTTGATGGTCGTTGCGATGCCCAAGCGATACCCGACAAGTGCTGCGGTAAGTTCTGCAACCAGTTCTTCTTTCGCATACACCTCACTTCCGAATGTGGTGTGCTGCAAGCGGTTTAGCCGTGTCTCTGCGCCCGTTGAGTGCGCCATTTCGTGCAGCATGGTTGAATAATACTCTATCCCTGCATCATAGCGTGTCGCACCCGTGAATTGATACTTGCAGGGTAATGTAATTGTGTCCGTTGTCTGCGAATAGAATGCGCGGTCTTGCTCTTTCGTTTGAATAGGGCAAACCCACGATTGCGTTTGCATCATGTCATCAAGTTCCGCGTTGCAGTACATCCCATCGGTGTCGGTGTCCATCTGCTCAACCACGTTGGCGCGCTTCATCAGTCGCTCATATTCCTTTGGCGCATCCTCTTTGATTGTGGTCTGCGCAACGTTGAACACGTTGTAATAACGCAGGGTTGCCGATTGCTTCCAGTTCTTGCGCTCATCCTTGCTCAACTGGTTGTAATCCTCCACCTTGATTGTTGCGCCCGTCTCCGTGTTCTTTGCATATACGCGCCAAAAAAGAACGGGTGTTGCCTCTGCGCCCTTGATAACCTTTGCGCCCAGTTCGTTGCACTTGTTCAACGTCATATATACTGGCATCTGCCATTCGTTCAACTGCGCAAGCATCATTAAAATAAACGCGTTCATTGCGGTGTACTCCCTGCCCTGCACGTTTTGGGGCATCATGTTCGATGCCGTTGTGCATAGCCAGTTCTTCTGCCACTCCTTGCCCTGCGCTTGCATCGTTTCCATACGCTCTGCCATACGCTCGGCAAACATCTTTACCACTCTTTCCACTCCGTTGTTTGTTTTGTTGTTCGTTTTCATAATCTATATAATTTTAAATGGTTATTACTTAACATAGAAACTAACTTTCAACCCCCTGCGCAGTTTGCAAACACAAACATCATCCATAGAACTGAATGCCCTGCGCAATAACTTGTTCAGCATCTCATCGCCTACCAGTCGCAAGATACCTGCAACACCCATCAGCGTGTTTATCTTCTTGCCCTGCTCGTTCAGTCCAAAAACCTTGATACGAAAGTTCTTGTTAATCTCGGTCGTTGTGTAAATTAAATTCTTTTTCATTGTTGTTTGATTTTAAAATTGTTGTTCGTTGTTCGTGCGTTTAATAAACACATTGCAAAATTAATATATAAATTTGTTTTGTCAAGTGTTTACGGCAAAAAATGTGTGTTAATTTAATATTTTTAATAGTTATCACTCTAATTTTAAACCTCGTTTACAAAAATGAGTATAATAAACACACATTTTGTTTTGTCGTTTTCGATTAATTCAGTACCTTTGCATTGAGGGTTTTTAGTTAAACATATATTTTTTTTGTGTTCACCGCCAGTTGCGAAAACTCGCGGTGTTTTTTGTGTGTGCGCAAAAGAAATCCCCACCCGTCACGGGCAGGGATAACAAAAAATCTAACCTTTTATCCAAATCAAATCATGAAAAACTACATTATGAGACTTTCACAAGACTTTATCAATTTTATTGCGCGCCCGCAACAAAGAATAAACCAATATAAAACAAATACTTATAACTATTAGAAAAAAAGAAATCTTGCCAACGTTCTGCATCGTGCGTTCCCATGCCGTCTGCTTGCGTTCGACTGGATAAGGAACACGCACACTATCAACGCGCACACTATCACGATACACGATGCGCGTATCATGTTTCACGCGGTCGCGCCACCGCCACACCTCTTGCACAATCGTATCGCCTTGCACGCGTATGATGACACTATCACGCAACTGCACACTATCCACACGCAGCATGGTGTCCGAGTGATGCACCACGATTTCATGATACTCGGGAACTGGTATGTATTTAGTCTTGCATCCAGTCAGCAGGGCAACCGCCATTAATATATATAATATATTACGCATCATCATTCTATGTTATTTTTGCCAAAAACGCGCGCTATTGCGTTAAAAAGTCTCGGGTGTATAGTTTACCACCCCAACACAAGAAAACCCGTTAGAACGCGTTTAAATGCGTTTTCCGTACACATCAGTCGTTATAGTATAGAGAATTAACGCGGTTTTTCCATCCGCGCAAGAATTTTCGGTTTGCAGGACGAGTACGGCAAATGCGTTCATAATACCGCAGTCGTGCTTCGCGCAGTTCGCGCCATAGTGCGTGCGGAACTGGGTGCGTGTTTATCGCAGCGAGTGTCTTTTTGCCTACGATGCCGTCAGCGACCACTCCAAGAACTTTTTGTGGCTCGGTTATGCCGTACTTACCGCTTCCCCACATCCAGTCAACAACCATTTCCGCGATAGACTGGTTAACGATTTCATCAGCGCGCCACCTATCCCAAAACGTCTGCTTCAGCAGGGCAAACCATTCATCGTATGTTATTGCCTTTAAATCCGCAATGGTGGTTATCTGCTTGCCGTGTGCCTTGCGCCATGCCCGATACGTTGCAATGGTCACTCCGCACATCGTAGCACCACCGAGGTCATCGGGGTCGTTGCCGTAACCGCTGACCTTGCAGCGCAAGAAATAACTTTCCAACGTTTCTTTGTTGGATTTCATTTTTCCCGTTTCCCACCGCAATATGTGCGGTATCATGTGCGCCATATCTGCCATAATGCTTTCAGTCTTTATTTTGTTTTTGATTGCTTTTATTTAGATAGTCCGCGATTGCTTCTGCAATCTCTTTCGGGTCGCTTTTATGCTCGGCAATTGCCTTTGCCAGTTCCGTTACCTCGCGCATTTCCTTTGCTTCCTTTGCATCCGCAGGCTCAAGAATTGACTTTATTTCAACGGCTGCGGTGAAGCCGACACCGAGCAACGTGAACACGGGCAACGTCCATAGTGTCCAGTCGTTGTATATATGCAGGAAAGTAAACGCGCTTATTTGGATAGCATCCACAACGAGCATCGCAAGAATGGCATTGTAATATCGGGATAACTTTTGGAGTGTGCGCTGCATCTTGTCGCTGCGTATCTTCTCGCCCCGTTGGTGCGCTTTCCTTATCCCTGCCCAAAAGTCAAGGGCGACAAAGAGTATTGGAGTGACTAACAACGCAGCCACCCCGATAACCACCACGCGCAGTTGTATGAGTATTTCGGTCATCATTATTCTCGATTTTATCACATTACTGGTCCTTCGCCATGTGTTGTTAATGTTCCTCCATTAAAGTACGGCCAACCATCATCATCCCACAACACTTCGCTAATGCAGACGGGGCGAGCACCAGAAGATGTTCCATACCAATGAGAGTGAAATAGCATCCACGTTTTGTTTAACTTGTCAGTAATTATTGAAGCGTTATGCCCAGTTCCATAAAAAGTGTTAGAGGCACTTAATATTAATGTGGCATTTCCTTCCGTCATAGGATTTCCTTCCTTGTCAACAAAAGTCCCACTTAAAGAAGCCGACCTCCCAACTCTAACGCAGTATGTCGCATTATCATATCTTCCTGCGGAAACAAATAGATACCAATATCCCTTCCTCCTATATAGATATGCCCCTTCAAAGGTTTTCTCTCTTGTAGTGTCGATATTAACAGATATGCCTGCAACGTGTTCTTTTGTTGCCCCGTCGTATATAGACAAGCCATCATCTTTCAATCTTATCCTATACATTCCTTGCCATGCAGAGTTCCAAAACAGCCAAAGTTTTCCATCCCTATCTCTGCGTACGCAAGGGTCTATATTTTCACCCGTAAGTTTATTGCCAGCATCAAGAACTTCACCTATAAACTCATAGCCAAATGTAGGATAATTTGATTGAAACACAACAAGGGGGTTCTGCTCTCCCGAAAGATACATATTCCATTTATTTCCAATTTTAACGACCTCTGGAGCCCAAAAGTTAGTTTCTCCAATGGAAGAAAAGGCATTTATCGCATCTTCGGTAAAAGGAGTTTCTGACGTATACTCCCAACTTACAAGATTTGCGCTCCTAAACATTTTTCTTGTCGCCAAAGTTCCCGTTGAAAACATATACCAATAACCATCTTCCCCATCCCAAATACACGGGTCTGGATAATCTCTTAAAATAATAGGATTTACAAAACTATTACTTGTACGGGCATTTATTTCTCCAACATCTTGACTTAATAAATCCGTCATGCTATCTTCTACATACCAAGATATTTCTAACTGGATTTTCGCTGCTGCACTACTCCATATACCTATATATGGATATGTGCTGCCCATATATGTAATCCTTTTTTCAGTCTCGCTTGTATTTATTACCCCTATTTCAGTATTTGAACCTGCTGTCGTTCCAAGTTGATACGCATAAATACCGACATTTGCGGTTGCCATTATTTTTTTTGCATTTATTGTATATTGCCTACCACTTACAAGGGGAAGATAAATCTTTGCAAAATTATTTGCAAGACATTCCAATGTTAAAGATATTGTGGAGACTCCTCTCATCCCCTCAGCCACCTCATCAAGCAATTCTATCTTTGTGCCATTGTATAACCATATTTCAACTCTTGCCGTTGAGTTGTTTGTCGCAGCCCATATACCAAGATATTGATATGTGTTCGCAGTATATTCAACTTCCTTTTCATTTTCACCTTTGTTCAACACCGCAATCGTAACATTAACATTTGAACTAATTGCTGCATCTCTATATGCGTATATACCTATATTGCCAGTTCCCGATACTCGCGTCACTTTAACCTTATATACTGAATTTTCTACAAAAGGAAAATACTCTTTATATACTTTATTGGTGTAAGTCAGCGATGTAGTGGCAATATATTGCCAATCAACCAGACTTTCTTTTATTCCATTCACCTCGTCCGTTACCGCCTTTTGGCTCATCACGTCACTTGTGCTTTGCCCAGTTGTCTGCACAACGGCAAGACTATTGACAATATCTTGTATTGTCTGCTCGTTCTCGGCTGCTGCTTGCTGCACGGCTGCAACGGCTGCATCCATATCCTCAATCTGCTGCGTACCCTCCAACGCATCTGCAACGCGCTCAAAAGCACCACCGACACGCGCTGCGGTGTTTCCGCCAACTTGTGTCTCGGTCTTAATCTCAATCGCCACTTGGCGCAAGTCATCAACTATTTGGCTCATATCTTGTGTTTCTCCTTTGTTTTACTGGTTAATCCCCTATTGCGTGAATATAAGCGCGTGTTCCGCGCACTTTCATCCGCTTGCAGTCCTTGCGATATGCCTTTGCGTACAACAAGCAATCCGATAGGTATTTCTCCGCCATATCCATGATGTCGTTGTATTGCTTTAACTTGGCATCATCCACATGGTAAGCGTATTGGTCTTCGTGGCGCATAAATCCGCTTCGTGCAACGATGCCACCATCAGCGCGCGCCATCTTCGCATAAACGAAATACGCTGCGGTCTTTTTTAGTCCGTCAACATACTGCACACCATTTTCATTGCACGCACAATCCGTTGCCGACCACTCGCCACCCGACAACAATATTGCAGGGTCGAAACCCTCTGCGTAAATTTCCGTAATGTCTGCTGCGTGTTCCGCATCCAGTAACGCGCGGTATGTCTCATAACCAACGGCAGGGATGATATGCCGTGTCTCCACCTCCGCGATGTACGCATCAATCTCGTTTGTGTCAACGTGCGCACTTAACGGGCGCGCGAGTTCCTTTGCCTCCGTTGCGGTTATTATATGCAGTCTCTCACTCATTGTGCATCCTCCGTGTTGTTACTGGTTTTTGAATTAATATAGCGTAACGGCTCAATCTCGGTGCTGACATTGCGGTATGCTTCATCGTGCCAACGTGCCAACACTTGCGCAAAGTAACGCGAGATGAAGCGTTGCTCGTTTGTGACCTCCCCTGCATAATACTCATACGCATCGCGCATCACATCGCCCGAAAATCCCAGTTTTCCAAGTCGTATTGAATAGAACAATTCTTGGTGGAACTGCGCATAGATACGTTCTATTACCGAAGCATCGGTTACGCTGAAATCCTTGTCAAAGTTGCGTGACGGAAACTCCACGATTTCGGGTTTATCCTCATCGTTCTCCAACTCAACGTATAAGATTTTACTTGCGTTCTCATCTCCTTGAAATGCGCGCAAGTCCTCATCCTCTATCATTTGGCGGTCTTGTTCCCTGCCGTCTGCGCCAACGAGTGGCACACCACGTTTAGCGACCATCATGCAAGCGACAAGGAAATTGTTGCGCACGTTGCGGTTTTTGACGTTGCCCAATCCCTCATCGGTTGAAATATCAGTTATACAAGCATCGTATATCGGCATCGGGTATTCACGCTTGCCGTTATTAGAGCAATAAAGTATCTGCCCGTCATAATGCTCAATACCTCCGTGCGCTTCAATCTGCGCCAAGACAACTGACGGCTCGGGATTGAAAACATCAATGCGCTTTATACTGGCATCGTTAACGTTTATACGCTTGCCGTTGCGCCACTTTGTACCCTCCCAGTCGGCATGAAGCAGAATGTGCGCAACGTGTCCGCTATCATCTTCTTCCTCTAAACGGCACATCTCAAAGGGTATCAAGCGCACCTCCGTAATCTCTGCCAGTACGTTATAATTGACGTGCAAAGCGAAACCGCCAAAGCGTGTCAAGTCATCGGCAATCGCGTGCAGCAGGGTGTCAGCGGTCTCCCCGTCTCTATTACACCGCATCTGCGCAAGTGCAAAGGAGTTCCACCCATTGCCCTCGACAAACTTGCGGTAACGGGCAAGACATAACTCTGCCGTTCCACTCGCTGCGGTTATACGTTGTAAGTTCTGCGGATAGAGGTTGTCTGCGCCATAGGTTTGCAAGTGCCATCGTTGCGCATCCTTTACATCTATTCGCTTCTGCGGTTTCTTTGTATTTTTGACGTTCATGCCGTGTGTCCTTTGTTTTAGTTATTTCTTCGATTTAACGCGCCTACCGCGTTTTTTCTGCTCGGGTGCATTACTACCCACCTCAATGTCTTTCGTGCCGTCTGCGCCCGTTGAAACAAGTTTTTTGGGCAACTTTTCGAACATTGATGCTTTCTGCGGAAACAATTCAAGGTATTTCTCCGCTACCTTGTCCGTCAAGTTAGCGTTGGAATACACACCTTTAATTGCAGGGGTGTTGATGATAAACCCAGCGCGAAGTCTATATTTACATTCGTTTGCCATGATGTTCTTTTTTAGTTGAAGATAGATTTCAATTACTGCATCGTGATAACACGTTTGGCAACTGGTAGCGCGCATTCGTTTTCCGCACACCTCCATGTAAAGTCGTGTTATCGCTTCTTTGTCAAAAGAGGAGTAAGGCTGCGAATATCGCGACCTCAACTCCTCAATTTGTTTCCTTGCTTCATCTATTGTCATAGCGGTTGCAAGTTAGGTTGTTCGTTACTCGCCTTTGAGTGCCTCGTAAGCGGTTGCCGTTGTCGTTGCATCGGTGTTGAAGAAGAACATCGCAGACTTTGGCGCACGCTGCTCTTGCAGAGTGATGAGCCAACCGCCATCGGTGTCCTCGCTATACTTTTCGTTTACACCCTCGCTTGCGCGCAGTCCTTGTGCGTATCCGTACACTTGGTATTCAGCATCGCCCGTTGCGCCTTTCTGCACATTACGCAGGATAACAACGAATGTTCCGTTGCTCAACTTGTCAATGATGTTGGCTGCGATGTCGGGGTCGTTGCCCAGTATCGCGATAGGAACATCATGTGTCCAAGTGTTGCGGTACGTTCCGACATTGAGGTTACTTGCGACACCCGTGAAAGGTGTTGCGCCCTGCTGAATGATGTCGTAACCCTTTTTGCCGCTCTTTAAAACGAGTGTCTTTATGATGTTCGGGTTCTGCGCATCGAAAGTTGTCGCGCTGAAATCAATATCATCGCGGTTGATGATAAGTCCGTTCGGCTCTAATCCTGCGACTGACTGGTTTTCGCAGTCAACGCTTATTGCCTTGCTGATAAGATTATCACATATTGCCATATCTTTTTTTCCTTTCGTTTAAATGGTTAAGAGAGAAAAACCGACACCGCCAAGATGTTACTCCGAGCGGTGTGCGGTCGGTCAATTAATATGCTGCATGGAAAAGAGTGTCATCAAGCAGGTTGGCATCAATCTTGCCAGTTGCGTAGATGTAGTTTCTGCGCTCTTTCTTGTCAAACCAAATGTCAAGGTCGCTGATAAGTGACTCGGCATTTGTGCCAACAAGCAGATTTTCGGGGTTTGCGAAGACGGCACGATACGGCTTGTTGAGTTTTGTGCCATCGTTTTCGTAAGTCTTTATGATGTTGTCCCAAATGGAAACGCGTGCAATCTTGACACCTGCATACTCGGCAACCTCAAAGCCGTCAAAGATACGCTCAAACGGCAAGTTGTCCTTGTAGGTAACACGGATGTCATGTGCAAGAGCATCTGCCAGTCCCTTGGTCATCATCAGCACGCTACCGCCATCGCTGAAAAGACGGCTATCGGCATCCATGAGGATAGTGTCAAGCAAACCAGTTGCAACACCGCTTGCGAGGATAGCACTCTTCTGCGCTGCATACGTTGTCTGCGCGTTGGCTGCAATTGCGGTGTACTGCGCAGGGTTGGCGGTTACCTGCGTAAAGATACGCTTGAACAAGCCATTGCAAACGCTGAACAATTTCGGGTCAGTACCATTTGTCAGCACACCACCATTTGAGATTGTGTCGGCTGCCTTGTCGCCAAACCAACCAAATCGCCATATCATACGCTTCATAGCGCGCTCAAGTGCGAGGGTGTAGATAGCCATGAAATCGGTGTCGGTAAGGTCACCAATTGCCGTGCCAGTCTTAAACGAATACTCTGCAATAGTGCCTTCAAGTGCCTCATAGCAGATTTTCAGCGCGATAGACCAATCGCCAAACTCCCAACGCTTCTGCGAGTTAGCGATGTCTGCAACACCATACTCGGGGTCGCATCCTGCGCCCTCCAGTCCTACATCTTCCAGTTCGCCAATCAATGCGATTGGGGTGGTGTCCTTTACGCGCATAACGCGTACAAAACGCTCAAACTCCTCAACCTCATAGAATTTCTGCTGCACCGCATCACGGATGCTATTGAGGTTTTCGGGAGATAGAACGAGATTTGTTAACATTGTTGCCATGTCTTTATTCTCCTTTTAGTGGTTAATAATTTATTTCTTCTTGTACGATGAGAGTTTTGCGAGGATGTCATCCTTGCTCACGCTCTTTTTGCTTGCTTCATCTTTCACGCGGTCGGTCTGCGGTTTGCGTGCTTCAGGAACGAAATGCGAAGCGAACTGCGCAAGTGCTTTCTCTCCTCCCGCCATCTTAACCGCATTAAGTATGCGTAAATCATCATTGCTCTTTGCGTTTGCCTTTGCCGTGTCAAGTTCCTTTTCCAGTTCCTCAACCTTTGCACGCAAAGCAGCGTTCTCCGCTTTTAAATCGTTTATTTCCGCATCGAGGGAAGCGGTGTCAACGTCCTCGGCACTTGCCTCTCCTTTCTTGGTGTCTTCGGTCTTGTCCGCAGTCGGCTCGCCCTCTACTTGCTCAACCTTTTCGCGGATTTCCACGATGACACCATCCTCAACGACAATAACGCTTCCATCTGGCATCGGGTGTTCGCCATTCGGCTGCGCTTTGTCTCCTACTTGTGGCGCACCCTCCTCACGCTCAATCGTGAGTGTCGCGCCTGTTGCCGTATGCAGTTCCATGTCAAGCACGGGCAGAGCATCGGTGTCTTCTACCACACCGAAACCAGCCTTTGCAAGTAACCGCTGCAACCAGTTCTTTTTTACTTCGACTTTATCCATTTTTTCACTCTCTTTTATGTGGTTAATAATGTTGTTGTCCGTTGCCTTTGCACTTGCAGGCTCAATCAACGAGCCGATAAACCCAAGTTCCATTGCGCGCTCTGCCGTGATGTACTTGTCTTCGTTCATCAACGCTTGGATTTCCTCGCGGTTGCATCCGCATCGCTCAACGTATAGATTTACAATGCGCTCTTGCTCTGCACGCATAGAACTTTCAAGTTGCGCCAGTCGGTCAGCCGTCAAGCACTCATCTTGCGGAACAACGAAAGGATTATGCACCAGTATTCGTGCGTTGCGGTATGCCCTGCGGTGTTCTCGCGGTGCTGCAAGCATGATGATTGTTGCCATACTCGCTGCCTTGCCCTCTATTGTTGTCCATATCTCTTTGCCCGTTGCGCGTAGTCTATCGTAAATTGCCCAACCCTCGTCAACACGACCGCCATCGCAGAAGATACGCACGTCTATTGTGTTGTCATCGGGTTGCATCGAAGCGCAGAACGTGTCCACATCCTTGAAGCAAACCCCCTCGGGAGTGCCAAAGTAATATGACATCGCCTTGTCTTCCTCGCTTTGAATATCGTTGTAAATTTTTAGTGTTGCCATATAGCGTTTCCCCTAATTAGTTGTCGCAAAGATAAGATAATATTTTAATTATTGTGTGTTTATTAGACACAAACCTTGTCCGCGTTTTGCGAACAAACGCATTTTAACGCACGCTGACGGGCGATAACAACGCAGGGTAATAAACTACACACCTGCACAAAGAAAACGCGTTGTGGCGCATTTTTCGTGAAAATAACTATATTGGGGAAAACTGACTTTTACTGACTTTTACTGACTATCCGTAAAAGTCCGTTTCATTTGAAAGGTTTGAAAAGGGGAAAAAGGGAATGAAAAGGGGAAAAAGGGAATGAAAAGGGAATGAGTTGGGACACATGGGACACCCTGTCCCCTAAAATGGGACACCTTGTCCCCTAAAATGGGACAATATCGGGGACATTGAAATAAACAAAGAAAAATTTTTCTTTGGTACGTTAGTACTTTCTTTATATCCTTTTCCTTCTCCTATTCCTATTCCGCTATTGTTTTGCTATTGTTTGCTATTGTTTGCTATTGTTTTGCTATTGTTTTGCTTTTGTTTTGCTTCCTCCATAGTATTTTTTCAAATACAAAAACAAATTTGACAAATCAAATTGACAAATTTGACAAATAAAAGACGGCACGTTTCGCAACGCACCGCCCCGAAAAGTAAAAATTAACATGAAGAAATTACACAACAATAAAACAACAATATGATTTACAAAAGAGTTTTGTCTTGAAACATCTTAACGAGTTCGTTGATTTTGGTCTTGCCGATGCCGTATTCTTGCGAAAGGTAGTATCGGATATAGACATACTTGTGTCCCTCCGCCACAAGTCGCGTGTAATCCTCATACATCGCAACGAACTGCGCATCTTGTGGCTTCATGCCGTTCTTCTGCATGATGTCGCACACCGACAAAACCGATTTCAAAAACTCATACTTTGTCATGGTTAATCAATTATTTAGATAGTGGATAATTCTTCTATACGCACCATACGCGCATCTACGCGGTTGATTTCCTCGACTGCGACAACTGGCTGCGGTGCGCTTGCAAAACCTTTTGCGACTGCGCTTGCAAGAAAGTCCTCGCCCATCTGCATTTGTGGGTTTGCCGTCACTATTGGCACACCACCGCCCAACTGGTTGAACGCGCTCAATGCAGGGGCAAACATTGATGTCGTGTTGGCGGTCATCACGCTCTCGCCATTGCTCAACCTTGCCGAAATGCTGTCACTCGTTCCAGTACCTGCACCCGACACATAACCACCGCTTGCGAACTTTGCCGACTTAACGCTCTTGACTGCGGTTGCGATGTTCGCCAAGACAGTCGCAACAGTCGTTGCAATGGCTGCGATGTTAGCAGGGAACGGCACGCTCTGCGCTTGTTTCACACCCTCTGCAATTGCGACACCAGTTGACACCGCGATTTGACCGAGCGCAAGCACCTTTGATGCCTTTGCAAGTGCTTCGTTTTCCTCGCCAAATGCTTCTGCAATAGAGGACAATCCGCCAAGAACATCCCCGATTGCCTTTGCTTGCGCCTTTTGCAGTTCAAACTCCTTGTCGGTGTATGAGCGCACGCTATTAAGGTATTCTTCATTCAGTTGCGCCTTGCGCAAGTTGAATTGTTCCAAACTTTCTTCCTCGCCCTGCTGCGCTGCATCGAGTATCGCTTTGCGTTCCTCCATCTTCAAACGCAGTTGTTCCAGTTCATCGCCATGCGCGCCAAGTATCTGCGTTTCGTAATCGGTCTTAATCGCTTCCTCTTGCTTCTTTCGCCATTCCTCTTGATACTTGTTTTCGATGTCAAGACGTTGCTGGTTGAAGTTGGCACGCAGGGCAAGAAGCATCGCTTCGCGTTGTTCCTCATCGGTGTACTCCTTTTGCGCTTGTGCGATAGCAAGTTGTTCTTGCTCATTAATCCTAACAAGTTCAAGTTGTCTCCATTCCATTGTACCCTCTTTAACCGAGGTCAGCATCAACTCAATGCGCTTTGTCTCAAACTCAACACGCTTGCGCATTTCCTCCTCGCTCAATTTGTTCAACTCTTGTTGCTTTATCTTTTCAAGCGTGACTATCTGCGTGTTCATCGCTTCACGCGCTTTGGCGGTCAAGTTGGTTTCGGTTGCCAGTTTCTGCCGTATCAATGCAATTTGCGCATCATACTGGTGCGTTATCTGCGCCCGTCTTTCCTCATAGTTCTGCGTTACAATCTTCGTAAGCAATTGCTCTGCTTTTTGGATTTCTTGCGCTTCACGCTTCATCAAGTCCGCAGCGTTGCCCGATTTATTGCCGTTTGAGCCACTTCCCGTGCCCGTAGTCGCGTTATTATTGCCGTTGTTGGTAGTTACACCACCGCCACCAAGTAAACCGCCCTGCGCGCCCGAAACACCGCCACCAGTCGGCAACGATATTTGCCGTATCTTGCTATTGCTTATTGTAGCGTTAAACCCGTCAACAAAATTGCTTGCCACATCGCCACCGAATGACTTGATATCTTGCCACGCACCTTTGAAATAATCAATCGTGCCTTTGCCCAGTTGCGCGAAACCCTCTGCGACTTTGCCAAAATTGAGAGAGAAAACACCCTCAACCATTTTGCCAACCGCCATGAGGTCGTTGCCCATGCGCTTCAATAGTCCGAATATGAGATTAAATGCGAGTTTGGCTGCTGCATACACGTTTTTCCACGCGATGACATAAGACTGCACAACCGCACGCACAATGATGCTTTCGTTATAAAGATTGATGAGATAATTGATTATTTCGATGATGTATTTCAGCACGCTTGTCAGTCCTTGCGTTGCAAGTATCTTAACCTCCATATTCATGGTCTCAAAACCATCTTGCGACATATCGAAAAGCGCGCTCGTTGCATCGTTCAACTCCTTTTGCGCTTTCAGCATCCTTTCTTGTGTCTTGCCGTACTCGCCCGTCTGCTCTTTTACCTTGTCAATATCGGTGCTTATCGTTTCAAGTGCCTTTATCATCTCCAAGCCACCCGAAGCACCTTGTCTGCCGAATACATCTTTCAGCACCGCGCCAACCGCTTGCGAGTTCGGGTTTAGTTCTTTCAACGCGCCCGATATGCGCTGGATAATCTCAAATATATCTGCGCTTCCCGTTGCGAGGTCTTGCCGTACCTTTTGCGATGACACACCAATGGCATCAAGACTTTTCGCGGTCTCGTTTGACATTTCACGCAACCGCTTCCCTGCCATCTGCACAAGTGCCATGCCTTGCTCGGAGAATATGCCCGAGCGTGTCTGCGCTATCAACGCAACCAGTTGTTCCGCACTCAATCCCATATCGTGGAACGCGGGCGCATATTGCTTCAACTGGTTGAGGTAGTTGCCCGAAAGGTCTGCCCCTGCCACGAAACCATCATTAACGATTTTGATTGCTTCCTCGGCATTCAATCCGTACTGCGACATCAGCGTGTCAACACCCTGCAAAACCTCTTTGTAATCCTTGTCGAAAAGGTCTGCGGTTGCTTGTATCTCGTTGCGCAGACTTTCCAACGCATCGCCCGTTAAACCAGTAAATTCACGCGTTAATCGGGTTGCCTCAATTAGTCCCTTATTGTAGTCATAAAACCACTTGAACGCAAGACCAGTTCCAGCGATGCCAGCGAATGCCAAGAATACGGGATTTGCCAACAATGAGAGCAGGGCAGAGCCAAACGCGCGCACACTTGTCGTTGCTTGCGTTACAACACCACTTATCCCCCCTGCATTATTGCGCATAGCGAGCAGGGATTGTGCGAACTTGTTATTACCGCCCAACGCTTGCACGATGCTATTCTCATAGTTTCCCACGTTGCGGTAAAAACGCTCGGTCTCGCCCTCTGCTTTTTTTAATTCTTCGGTTATTCTTTTTATCTCTGCTCGGTATTCTTTTCCCTTTTCTCCGCTCTCACGTTCCGTGCGTGAAAGTTCATCATATTTTTTCGTTACGTTGCTTAACTCCGCCCGTAATGATTTCAATGAGCCTTCTTCCTCACGCTCTTGTCTTATATTGTTCTGCATCTCTTTTCGCAGAACACGCAACGTTTCACTTTGTTGTGTAAGTGCTGACTTTGTGCGCTCTAATTCCTTGTAATATTCGGGTGTCTTTTCCCCTTTTTGCTTTTCCAGTTCCTTTAATTTGGTTTTCAATTCATCAACCGATTGCGTGTATTTATATATACCATCTATCGCGGTATCATAATTCACGACAAGATTGAGTATTGAGGTGGTTTCTTCGGTTTGTGCCATCGTTTGTGTTCTCCTATAATGGTTTAGTTAAGTTTCAACATCTGCACCTCTGCTATCCCTGCCTTGCTCGACTTTATTTCAAGCACGGCAAAGTATGCACCATACTGGCGCAAGTAAACGGGTATCGTCTCATCGAAATTCAGCAACTCAAAGTCGCTCAATACGAATGTTTCAGTTATGATGTTAATATCCCGCAATGTCGCTGCGAGGTGTGCGTACTTTGTGCCTAATATATCATTCATCGCCAAGTCGAACATACCTGCTGCATCTGCATTCTCGTTTTCAAACAATGTCAGCAGACGTGGCTCGGTATTACGCACGTTGATAACGTTGTTTTCCGTTTCGTAACTGGCAATGGAGTTTCCCTCGGTCGCTGCAAACGGGAAATTGATTACATCGCGCTCAACGTCAAGTGTTTCATTCGGTATTGTCAAGTTGCCGTCTCCATAACCCTCCGCAACATCATCGCACTCTTTCCACTTGTAGCGGTTGTTCTGCGCCCATTCAGCAAGATTATATTCTATCTTTTTCGGCACATTCTCGCCACGCTGCGCCACCAGTTTTCCCGACCAGTCCTTTGCGTTTGGCATATTGTTCCAAAGAGCATCAATCGGCACGAATGTAACTTGCTCGGTTGTGCCTTGCTTCGGCTGCTTCGGGAATGTTCCCGTCACGGCTGCAAGACACCGCACGAAGTCCACAATCTTTATTTCGGGCAAGTTATCCGTGATTGGGTATTGCTGCCCGTCTTGCACCAACTCCGCATCAGTAACGAGCGAGAAGTCAAGATTTGCCTCGCCCTCAAACAATGGCGGTCTCTGCCCTTGCAGCGGTCTATCTCCCCACGGACTACGAACATCGGTGCTGAACTGCAAAGTTATAACATCATTCGTGTGCAGGTCAACGACACCCTTTGCATAGTAATATTCATACAAGCCGTTGAGTGTATCCAACTCGCTCGCATCAATGGTTTTCGCCTTTGCAAAATAGTTTTCCCCGTTGTAATACACATCTTCGGTGTTGTCCTCATGCTTTATCTTCAACGCGAAGAAACCACCGACAAACGTATAAGTGCCATCCCTATTCGGAGTAAGGTTGTCAAAATCCCATAGCACACGGCACGCCATACGGAACATCACGCTAATATCGGTATTAACGACAAAACTTGTTGTCGTTCCGCTTACTGGTGTAAGATATGGCGAAGATACACGGATTTGCATTTGACAAGTTAACGTGTAACTCCCTGCTGCATGATAGAAATGCCCAACATACACTTGAAAGTTAATCGGATATGATGCTTCGCTCGGCTTGCGCGTTATTAGTGGCACGATAAGATTGTTTATCGTTGCAAGAGCATCGCCCGACCAACGGAAATCGACATTGCGTAACGTGCGGATTAGGTTAAGGATGTAACTCACACGCACGCTCGGATTTAAAATGCTGCTTGCAGGGCGCATCGTGTTTTGCGGTAGGTAGTCCAGTTTTGACTTGTCTGGGGTGCTTGTCGTGTTCGGTGCAACATCATACATATTATTCCACCATGTTGACGGCAACTCCGTATAAAGGTAATCCAACGCAGCGTAAAAGTAATCTCTATTCGCGATGTCCGCATACTTGTCGGGCGATTGCGGAAAGTTCCACGTTATCGTTGCCGTTGGGTCGCTCAACTTGTTCAATGTCACATCACTATTCACAAGACTGCTGAATGCAGGGTACAATCCCCACACCACACACATTTCGATGTCCATTGCGGAAGCGGAAAGAATGGTTGCCTGCCCGTCTGCTATCAGTTCCACACCGCTACGGATATAACGCGCTTTGTGGTATTCATACGGGAAAGTGCTTGCACTTGACACGTTATCCACGAACTGCAATATGCGCGCGTTCTTGGTGGTGCGTGGTAAACGGAAAGTGTATGTCTTGTTGCTTATCATTTTCGCGATGTCACGAAAAAGATTGGAAGCAATAGACAACGTTATGTTCGTTCCGTCATTGATATCAACCAGTTGCCCGTCAATATAAAGTTGCTCATCGGTCATCCTTGTTGCTCTCCTATAACTTTAAATTCGGTGTTTCGGGCATCACGATATTAACGGCAAAATCTTGCAGCACATCATCCGTGCGTGCGTAACTCCCTGCTTGCGCAGAGACTGAAAGCCACATCGGGTTGTCATCCTCATCCTTGCCCATATACATATCTACAACGGGCGAAATGGCGATGTCAAACAAATACCGCCACGTTTCCTCATCGCACAACGGCACGCAGCAGGGAATAACCTTTGCGCTTGCATAACTCTGCCGTCTTGACACGTTGCCCACGAAACCGAATTGCAACCCTGCATCGCCCATGTTGTTGCGCAAGAACTCGCCATCGGTCTCGGTCTTTATTTGCTCATCAACGTTCTCAAATAGCCAATAGCAATAAAATCCGTGTCGGTTAATCCAACGCAAATAAACACCCTTTTCGCAGTCATCAGTCTCAACGTATATCTTTACCGCTTGCGGATTGCTCACGATGTAACGGAACGTGATGTCGTAGGTGTCATCAAAGGTTGAGCGCACCAAATCACTCCCCCCGTATTGCGTTACTTGCAGTTCCTTTGCGAGTGGCACAACTGACGGCTTTATCTGCCATACCCCGTCTGCCGTGATGTCAAGCAACTCGCTATCAATCGCACTCCCGTCATCGCCAACGTAACTCAATGCAGCGTGCGAGTTGCCCTGTGCGAACAATCCAAACGTGAACGGGAATGCCGTAAACCATTTAATGCGCCTTTGCGCGTTGTATGTCTCCCCGTAGTCCATAGCACCCCACACAATGAAAGTTGTTGTTGTTCCACTTGCAGGTGTCGTGCCATCGGTCAGCGTTATAGTTGTGGTTACATTGATACCTCTGCCCGTCTGCTGCATCTGCGTGTTCTCGCTCAACTGGTAGTCATCATCGAATAACGCTTGCACATAAGCGCGCATATCAAACCAACACGTTCCATCGGCAAAAATGGCACGTGCCTCGGTGTACTGGTTGCCGTTCCCCGATACCTCAACACTCGCGCGCGTGTATGCCGTTGCGCCCGTGATTTTGATTACTAACGGATTAAAGGCAAACGCAATTTCATTGTATGCGTATGCCGTTGCCGTTCCAATGGTTAAAGTCGTTGTCATGGTCAGTCGTTCTCCCTGCTATTTAATTGTGACGTTGTTTAGTCGAATGTTCTTTACTTGCACCGAGATAAGGAACATCATTCGGTCTTTCGTTGCCTTGATTGTTCGCGGTATCTCGTTTGAATAGATGTTGCTGCGCCCACCTTGACGGAAAAGCGATGTGCCCCGTTTGTGTATCGTTGTAGTTATCGCCCATGCGATGCTCTGCGTGCCTTTCTCATCCTTGCCCTTGATACCTTTTGCCTTGCACCATTCCAGTATTGCTTCATACAATGTCGGCTTGCTCGGTGGTGTGTTTGGCGGTGTCGGTTTCCTACCAGTTTCAAGCGCGCCAAAGAACTTGCGCCCGTATAGCGTTCCCTCAATCTTGTCTCCCTCTGCCATCGTGACGTGCATAGACTTTATTGTCTTGCCCGTTGCCACCGCATCCGCAGCATACATATTCGCGATGATACGTTGCTTCAGCGTTTCCAGTTCCTCACGCACAATCGCGCTCGGCATCTGCTTGTCTATCGTGATAAACTGCATAATCTATCCCCCTGCGTTAACAATGCCACACCTCGCGCAACTCAATCGTGAACAAGACACCCGTCACGATACTTGATAATTGCTCATATATAACGGAATACGGCAACGTGTCGGGAACGCGCTCAAACCACCCCGAAGCGTTCAAGGCATTAATAAAGGCAAATCCCGCTTCTTTCATTCGGTTGTAAACGGCTGCGTTCTCCGTTCCGTCTGCATCACGTTCTACCTTGTCAATAAAAGCGATGTTGATATACTCCATATCGCGCCATCTGCCGTTCTTGCGCTCAATCTGCCCTTGCAGCGGACATACATTGATTATTGCAGGGAGTGGCACGCGGTCAATTACATGGTCTGCCGTCTCCCAATCTTCAAAGACGTATGTGTATGCGCGGAACTCATCGCCTTGCGCGATTGCTTTTACTTTTTCTTCGATATTCATCGTTTATTACCTCCTGCAATTTGCGTTCATATAATGTTTTCTTGCTATCCATGTCAAGACACTTATAAATGCGCAGCCACGGAACTTGCATAACTTGTTCGTGGTCGCTTATCCCCATTCTCTGCGCATACCAGTCAACCATACCGAACAAACCGAACTGCAAGCGTGATATCCCTGCCTTTTGCTCTTGCTCGGTGGGTTTAACGTTTGTCTTTGCAAATAACTTGTTTATCCGTTCGGTCTCGCTTATTACCCACCCGATAAACCTTACCACCTCAACCGCGCGCAACGTTTCCAGTTCTTGCGCCTTGATACCAAGCACGATTTCTGGTATCTTGTATAACGCGGTATCATCTTGCAGCGATGACAACTCAATAAGTTGCCCGATAGTGATGTTATCCAACGTTTCGGGCGTTTCATGTTTGCCCACAAATGCAGGGCGCGAATACTTTTGTATTTCGTACTTTGCGAATGGTGCAACGCGCACCCAATATCCAAACGTGGTGTTAATATCCATCATCTGCCTTGTCCTCGTTTAGTTAGTAATTATGTGCGCACGCGCCCTGCCAGTTGCACGCATCGGCAAACGCGCCATCGCAACGTATCTTATTGCATCCATAGCGTGGTCGTATAGTCCTATCGGTTTGTTCAGCGTGTTTCCGTCTCTATCAACTTGCCACTTGTATTTCAATACCTCATCACGCACACCGACTGACCGCCTTGTAATGTGTATTTTATAACGTCTCAAAAGGTCTATTCCGTTCAAGATGCTATCAGCACCCTTTGCGCACGGCTGCACGTTGAAACCCCCTGCGCGTATCTCTGCGATGCTCTTTGGCTCTGCACTATCTGCTATTATTAAGTCGTTACGCGTTAAATGTGCATCACGCAGCACTCGGCAAATATCGGGGTTTGTCAATCCCGTTTGGTAGCAAAGTTCATCCACCCATAAGTCGCCATGCGCAAGACACATCGTTTCAATTGCCGTTGGGTCGTTACTGAAACCAAAATCCATCCCAGTCGCAGTCCATCGCCTTTCGCTGACTGGCGGTAACTCCTCGCACAACTCCCAGTTCGTGAAAATTAAACCAGTTAATTTGCCCGTCTTGCCACGCGCATACACTTTCCACAATTCGGGGTCATCAATGCCCTCAATGGCTGCGTGTTGCTCTGCCGTCAAGAAATCGTTGTGTCGGTGGTCGCTTATCAGCAACTCAACATCATCGCGCCCAAGCAACTTTTCGTGTACCCAAAATCTTGACGTAGGGTTATAGTCGATAAAGATTTTATATTTCGTGCGTATTGCCAGTTGCCAGTAAATATCATACGGGATGCCGTTTGCCTCGTTCACGAACAAATAGTCACGCTTACCGCTTCGCGCATCTTGCTCATCGCTATATGAGTTGAACTCCAGTATGCTGTTGTTTATGCAGGTAAAAACGCGCTCACTCTCATTCGGTTTGCCGAAACATTTGCTATAAATCTCGCTATTCGCCCAAATGCGCTTCGCATCGCGGTATGCGCCTTTCTTCAAGTTCGGGATGTCTTGCCCTGCAATAGTAATCACGATGTTAGGTTGTTGGATAGCAAGCACGAAAAGCACGTCAAGGATGTTCCAAGTCTTACCGCTGGACGTTCCTCCTTGATTTACCACTATCTTTGCCCGACTGGTTATGTTGGCATAAAATAATGGCGGTTTCTTTATTTCAACGCGCTGCGCCATCCGTTTAACTCCGTTTCTTTTAAAAACCGCGCGTTATCACAACGGGCGGGGTTATAATATGCAATTTCTAATATGAATACAAACATAATCTATTAATCAAACAGTAGTCTGCACGCTTGCAGAAATCAATTTCAAAACTAACTTATGGTAAAATACAAACTCAAAAATAAGTATAAAAACAAGAATACAATAACATTAACATCTAATCACTAATCATCTTGAATATCTTGTTC